AGTGCGTTCTTGAGAAAGAGTCTCGCCGGAAGTTGATCGCCAAGCGTGAAGACGAGCCGGGTAGTTCAGCGGCGGTTGCATAAGAGACATCCCTGTCAGTGGTTTCCATGGTTCCCATCTTAGGGCCGGATATCAGGGCAGGTAATAAAAGCGGGGAGGGTGTGGATTCATCCAGTACCTGAATCGCAGGCAACAAAAAGCCCGGTGGATCAGACCGGGCTCTTCAACAGCAACAACACACAGGACGAATCATGACAAACGTTATTCAGATTGGCAACACCCAACGGGGGTTCACCCGGATGGACAACGAATTGTACGAGGCCCTGATCGGTGCGGATCTTTCCGGCCGTGAGCTTCGTGTCGCGCTGGCAGTGCATCGCCAGACCATCGGCTACAACGTGCAGGAGTCGCGCATCGCGGCGTCCTACATCGCAGAGATGGCCGGCCTGCACCGCGAGGACGTATCCCGCATCATCTCCGAGCTTCTGCGTCAGCGCGTCCTGTACCGCACCGGAGGAAGCCGTAGCCCTATCGGTATCGCTCCCGCTTCCGAGTGGAAGATCGACTCGAAGAACACCCGTAAGAACAGCGAACCCAAAGCGCCACAGTGTGGCGTTTCCACCACTTCCAAAGTGGCGTTCTTACCACACAATAAAGACAGGAAAGACAATACAGCTCCTTCGGAGCTTGTCGCCGCTGTCGCTGCGACCCCTTCGGTCGAGAAGCTGGAAGCACAAGCGCAAGACACCTCCGTCGCCGATCAACCCGCTTCTGCGAAAGCCGACCGCATCCCGTACTCGAAGATCGTTGATATCTACAACCGAGTCTGCGGCCAGCACATCCCGCGTTGCCTGACGCTGAACGACAAGCGCAAGCGCAACATCCGCAAGTGCTGGAACCTTGAGATTGAAGGAAAGCACCCGTTCCGCAAGGCGGACTTCTGGGAGGCCTACTTCGCTCAGTGCCTGCTGAACAATCACTGGATGGGGCAGAACGATACCGGCTGGACTGCCGACATTGAGTTCCTGACTCGCGTCGACAAAGTGCTGAAAGTTCTGGAGGCCGTGTGATGAGCAGCCGCCCCCTGATTTCAGACGAAGCAGAAACCGGCGTACTTGGCGCCCTGATGCACGAGCCAGAACTGTGCGAAACCGTAGGCGCTTTCCTGGCTCCGGCCGACTTTGCGCACGAAGATCACCAGGCGCTGTACGCGATGATCCTGGCGGCGCACTCGAAGAAGCAGCGTCCGGACAGCATCACGCTATCGGAGATCCGCTCCGAGCTGCCAAGCGGCGAGATGACCATCGTTTACGCCTCGGACATCATGCGCAACGTTCCGAGCGCTGCCAATGGCGTGCACTACGGCCGCATCGTCGTCGAGCGTGCGAAGGCCCGCAAGTTGTACGAAGTCGGCCAGCAGATCATGGAGATGGCGCAGCAGGCTGGCAGCCTTGCCGAGCAGGTATCGAACGCTCAGCGGCTGGCTATGGACCTTGCCGTGCACGAAGAGTCACCGGATGTGGTGACCATTCGCGAAGCGCTGGGCGAAGTCTTCGTAGACATGCAGGATCGTCTCGACGGCGTGCAGCAGATGGGCCTCAAGTTCGGCCTGAGCGATCTGGACAACATCATCAACGGCGTTCGCCCGGGGAACTTGGCGATCATCGCTGGCCGGCCCGGTACCGGCAAGACGGTATTGGGTACCGGCCTGGCCGATCAGGTGGCCATCAAGGGCAAGGGCGGCGCACTGATCTTCTCGCTTGAAATGGCGAAGAAGGAGCTGGCGAAGCGCTCCCTGGCATCCATCTCCGGTGTTAGCCAGAACTGGATCGAGTCTGGCGAAGCTGTCATGGACGGCACATCCAAGCTCCAGATGGAAGCCGCGGTTGCCCGCATGGCAGATGCAGACGTTCGAATCTGCGACAAGCCGGGCCTGACCTTCTCCCGCATCTGTTCCATCGCCCGCTTTGAGCATCGGGCCAAACCGCTTGACCTAATCGTCGTCGATTACCTGAGCCTTATCGCGAGCGACCCGGCCGACCGGTACCAGAACCGAAACCAAGAGCTTGGCGCTTATACCCGCGGGTTCAAGCGGCTGGCGAAAGAGCTTGGAATCCCGGTCGTTGTTCTGGCGCAGCTCAACCGCAGCATTGAAACCCGCGCCGACAAGAAGCCCCAGATGAGCGACCTGCGGGACTCCGGCGAGATCGAGCAAGACGCCGACATAATCATCATGGCTCACCGCGACATGGACACCGAGCGCGGCCAGAACGGCATCACCGAGATGAACATCGTGAAGTGCCGTCACGCCAACCCTGGGTTCTGCCTGCTCCAGTTCCAAGGCGCTCTGGCCCGCTTCGTTCCGTGCGCTCAGCAGCAGGAAGAGGACTACCAGCCGCAGAGCAAGCCAGCGCCGGCCAAGAATCTTCGCGCGATGATGGGGAGAGGCTAATGGATCAGACCATTTTCCCCTACGCCGGCTACGAGATGCGCTCGTACTCGGAAACCATCTGGGCGAAGTTCATGGACGCACTGCGTGTTCGCTGGATTTACGAGCCGCAGGTCATGGAGACACGCCATGGCTGGTACCTGCCTGACTTTTACCTGCCGGCGTGCGGCATGTATCTGGAAGTGAAAGGTCAGTGCCCAACCACCAAGGAAATCGAGAAGGCTGGCGACGTTGAGGCGAAGACTGGCTTCCCTGTCGTGTTTGCGCACGGCGGCAGCCATTGCCGCGGCAATCCCTGGTACCAGGGCACGCTTGCTTACTTCGCCCCGGCCGGCGCCGTGACCATGAGCATGACCGAGGCCTGCAACCTGGTACGCAAGTACTACGGCGACCGGGAATACGCCCGCGTCCTGCAGTCTCGCAGCATTGAGTACTTCGACGGTACCCGCATGGCCGGTGAGTTGGTCTGGGAAATGCTGAATCGCTGGATGGACCGCGAAACGCTCGAGGAATCCAAGCGCCTTCTGCATACGCCGCTCAACGCTGCAACCCAAAACACCCACGGCCAGACTAGCCGCCCCGAGTTCATCGCGGCTGAGTTCGTGCGCCGCATCCAAGCCAAGCGCCAAAAGGTGGCCGCATGACCGCTCTCCAGCAGCACGCCATCCAGCTCCTGCAGCGCCAGGGCTACCAGATACGACACACAACCGCGACCGGCATAGGCCTATCCCGCGGCAATGACCATCGCGTCGTCTGTGCTGACGGAAGCACCCAGCGCGGCGTAGGAGCGAGAAAATGACGGACTACATGGAAATCACCGAAGCCTTCAACCAGGCCCGCACAGCCCCCGATGTAACAGATCGCGCTACTGGCCTAGAGGAGGCAGACCGTATAGGTGGCGTGGCGCTGGTACAGGCCAGGCTGCAGGGGCAGGGCGCTGAGGTTGTGCCTGGGGCTAGGTTTGGCTGGTTAACGGTTATTGAGCCTGCAGTGCCACACCTGCGCAGCCATTGGATATGTGAGTGTGCGTGCGGGACCAGAAAGTCTTTTCCTAAGAGCGACCTGCTTCGCGCTAAGCACGCGACGAAGAGTTGCGGTTGTATGCGCGGTAAAAGTCACGGGATGTATAAAACTGCGACCTACCGCACGTGGGGGAGCATGCTGCAGCGGGCCACAAACCATAGCAACGACAGGGCTGCGGACTACGTCGACAGAGGAATTACCGTCTGCGAAGAGTGGAAGGTATTCGAGAACTTTCTGCGCGACATGGGTGAGCGGCCATCCGGGAAGACGCTTGACCGAATCGACAATTCGAAAGGCTACTCACCAGAAAACTGCCGCTGGGCTACGGCCCGGGAGCAGCAGAACAACACCAGACGCAACCGATTTCTCACCATAAATGGTGAAACCAAAACGGTAGCGGCTTGGGCTGATGAGTGTGGAATCAAGCCAGGAACGATCTACAGCCGTATTGCTCGCGGCTGGACAGGGCAGGATCTGCTACTGGCAGGCACGCGCGCGGGGTTCCGTAGGGTGAAATCGTCGCACCCCGACGCTCGCCGCAAGGCCTATCCGTCGGCGGTGTGCTGCGTTGAGTGCCAGAGCCTGCGCGAAGGGAGGGCCCAATGAATGAGCTTCATCTATTCGCGGGCGCTGGTGGAGGAATTCTCGCAGGCCAAT